CCGACACTGACAATCCTAAGATTCAGCGCACACTTGAGTCACCCAAGTGATTCCTTCCGTCCAACGTGACAGAAAGTCTAAGGATGTTTAATGACGTCTCCGTCAGGGTCCATTTATAACTCCCGGTATTGATACATAATCGGTACTCCGGTGAAAAAATATAATGAAAAATCTTCTCCAGCTGCAGTCCATTGCTGAAAAGATATCTTTTCAAATGTTCCGGCTTTGGGGGAGCTGTCTAATCCAAGACCAAACCATGAGCTTGTTGATGGACAATCCAAATCTTGACCTTTAATAAGCCTAGAATATCCTATCCTACCTTTATTATAAAAGGGGAATTCGACTTCTATGCCATTATTGATCATTGTTCCTGTTCCAGCAGCACCTTGCCAAGTCGTGTTAGTAAACAGACTCGTAAGCGATGCTGAATTATTACCTGATACTGGTACGGGTATGACTGACCACACTCCTGCAGTATTAGGTGAATAATTTTCTCGTTCAACAACTGGTAATCCCATATTACCAGCTGAATGATACAAATATTTGTGTCTCATGGACCCCCTGTACCCAGCGTAACAGGGGTGAAAGTAACTAACAGGATTCATAGCACTATGTGTATAAACTCCAAATTGTTCATTATCAATACCCTTGGAATCATATCCATGTTGATAAGGAAAAACTTTGTTTTGTAATCTGGCTATATTTATTCCTGATCCTTCCCCAAAGACAACATTCCAATATCTAGTAAGAACATATCTCTTAGCTAATTCTCGAATACTCGTAACATTTTCTCCAAAGAAAACATTCATTGTTTGGTCTGCTGGTGCAGACTCACTTGCAATTGTTTCTAATTGGGTTGCAGCTAACGGCTCATCGACTCCATCTTGTTCTACAATTCCACTCTGTGAATCCAACGGTGGTGGATCAGATTGTGGTCCCTCTTCTGGGTGTCTAAAATAAGTGAGATTCTTAATTTTCTGGCCATCAGGCTGAGCGAATTTAGCATCATCACACATAGATACATAAACATTAATGGAAATGTCTGAGCTAGCGCTTGGAGAAACCAATTCATTGATAACATCAAGTTCAATAACTCCATTTGCTGCTCGCATAAAAAGTTCATTTAATCTAGTGGTAGGTGAAAAATTAACGGAATCGTCAATTTCTTCACACTCTAACCAAGGTGCATGTTGTCCCCAGCCAATAGTGATTTCGAAATCTTCCGCATCGGCTATATCAATAACACGAGAGTAGTTAGTGTTATAATCCACAGCAGCTCCTAAGCTACGGGGATCATATCGTACTAACATACGTCCCTTATGATAAGCAGATTTAACTACCTGAAATCTAAATTTAATTGAACCTTGCCAATATTTAAACATTTGCGCCATATGACACGCAGGAATCATATGTAATTCTTTTCTAAGTGTTGGTGTTGTATAATTCACAGATCTAAAAAGATCTGGAGCTACACGACAATTAAATAACATATCACCAGGTGCGGCGTCACTAGTCCAGTTAAAGGTTGTCAAATAAGACTCCCTCTTAACATAATCTAATACTGCCATCTCATCCTTGCCTTCAAGTCCTGTAACCCTAGGGTCAACAGTAACTTCATTCTTGGAATCTAGTGTTAATTTATTTACAGGATCTGCAGCATCCACATTAGAAACATTACCCAAAGGTACTGGTTTCATAATAACTGGATCTGTAATAACTGCTGGTCTACTATAACCAAATAATCGTGCCACATCACCTACACCACTAGCTACTATTTCCGTAGCGCGTGCATAAGGTCTTATCAGTGGTATGCTTTTTAACATCCCTGCTGCTTTCGCAACAGCGGAAGCTGGTTTAGAAATAATTCCTTGACCATACTCATCACCTGAATTCATAGTTCCAGATTGAGATGTCAAAGCAGGAAGTCCTTGGGAAGTTGGCATTGTTAGTGTAACATCAGTTGCCCATAAATATACATTTATGGTCACTGGGTTACCTACATCAGTGTGCCTCAAATTTCCAAAAGACCGGAATACAATTTCTCCTAAACCATCCGTAATACCCGCCTTTGTTAGTGGGATGTAATTCTCTTTATAAAAATAAGGAATTTCCAAAACTCCACCAGCATTTAAAGTTGGGTTGAGAAAGATATGGGGCTTCTGTGAAGCTCC